GCAATCTTTCCGTTTCCTTCGACGCCGTTCACCAATTCTTTTACGACTTCGAGCACTCGAACTGTTATACCGAATTCAACGGATCACATCGTTTTGAAGTGTATATTGAAGCCATCTTTAAAGATAGCGGTTATCGATATCAGATTGAGCCAAGCGTAAGAGTGAATTCTATTCGTAAAGATAATTTCGGAAATGCCAAACGTTTAGAAATGTTCAAGGACATCATCAAGGCGGCCGGTCTTGAGTTCTCGGTTTCTGGGAAAGTCGTCCTGATTACAAAAAAAATCGGTACGGATCTTTCGACGGTCGTCCGAAAGAATTTTAATATGAATGAATTAGTGATTGAAAAGAATATCAACAAGTTCATTACATATAAACGCGGTTTTGGTGCGTGGAAGGATGAAGAAGATCATAGCAAGGGACGATATACGTCCGAATATGAAAGTCCACTAGCTCGTATCTATGGACGTATCGAAGGCGAACCAGTAACAGATGAACGGTATAAAGATACCGGAAAGCTAATAGAACGCTTAAAATTTGAAGTTGATAACTCATACTCGATATCGGTCCAACTTGATATGGAAGATTTAAACCGAGCCGGCTATCAATACACGCAACCGCGGGCCGGTGATTATATTATGGCTATCAATGAAACGATAGGATTCCGTGAGAAAATTCGGATTGTTTCGTTTGAAAGTTCTTACGACGTCACGGGGCGCTTAATTAACCATAAAGTCACTTGTAACGATATCGGAAACGTTCAAAAACAAATAAGCTCTGAAAGTTCAATCATTCGCAGCGTGGGGCAAAATAAAGAATACGCAGAAAGCGCTCTGGCAGTCGCTACAAAAGCTCTTGCAAGCGCAGACGGAAAGAGCACGGTTTATTATGGCGCAACCAAACCAAAAGATGAGCCAATCGGAACAATTCGTCGTGGTGATATTCTTTACTTGACCGCGGGCGAAGAAACGGAAATGTATATCTGGAACGGTTCAGAGTGGGAGCTTAAAAAATTAAAACTTAATACAACGGAACTTGAAAAAGAATTCGATAAAGTCAAGAAAGCAGCAGAACAAGCAAACGCAGAAAGCAAAGCAGCAGCAGAAGAAGCCCTGAAGAAAGCTGGTGCAAGTGAAGATTTAGCGAAAGAAGCGAAGAAAATTGCAGACGACAACGTTAGAAATTTAAACGCTTTTAAAATGAGTGTTCAAGAGGAGCGCGAAAACTTATCAGATGAATTGAAGCGCTATTCAAGAGAAGAAACGGAAAGTCGGATTACTTCTGTCCGTGAAGCATTCACTAATAGATTTGTGGCAAAGAGTACCTACCTTGAAAATGTCGAAGGCGTTAACCAACGCTTTGAAACCATCAAACGAGATAACGAGGTCAAACTAGCCGATTACAAGCAAGGTATTGACGGGCGATTCGCTAATATTGCTAGTCAAATGGCTGGCAAGGTCAATAACGTTGACTTTCAACGTGTAAGAGAAACAAGTCAACTCTATGAGCGCATTTTGGGTGGTGCTGAAAACGACATATCAAACAATGTTTCACGATTGGTTATGAGCAATCAAATCTTTCAGACAGAGGTTGGAAAGTACGTTACAGATGATAACAACTTGATTGTCAATTCAATGACAATGGATAAGCATACACTTGTCAACGCTAATAGAAACGGTGTGAACGTATCCGTAAGTGAGGGTGTTTTTACAGTAAAAGCCAACAGATTGACTGGTTATAACTTCAGCGGATTCACGTTACCGATTTATGTTAAAAAAATTTATCGTGGCGAAACTTACACGCTCGGATTTAAGTATCGCATTCGTGAGAAAGTTGATACAAACTTCACTTTCGTAATTAAAAATCATAAATTAAATAAAGCCTTACTATCGGCAGACATAGCAAAACCACAAGACGAGGCTGGTGTGGAGTGGTGGGAATTTCAAAAGACTTTCACAGTCCAAGAAGATTTTGCTTTTGGCGAGGATACGAACTATCCATTTTATATCTACATCGCCAAGAATGGCTGGATTGAGTTCAAAGAACCTATTTTAGTTCGTGGTAGTAGAACAGGACCATATAAGCCAAGTCAATTCGATGACGCTTACAAGATGGCTGAAGCGACACGGACACAAATGACACTGCTATCTAATTCGTGGTCTGTTAAAACTCTGAATGGCCCCGGGGACGTGCTGGGCGCTATCAATTTAAATCCTGACGGCTCGGTTAAAATCAACGAGGGATTGATTTCAGTTGGAGAAAAAACTTACATTAAAGACGGCGTGATTAAAAAGTCTATGATTGGTAACGCTCAAATCGGGACGGCACACATCGGAGAGATTGACGCAAGTAAGGCGAATATTATCAATATTTCCGCTAAAAACATTATCACAGAGGGTTTAACCGCTAACATTATCCGAGGTGGAAAGCTATCGTCACTAAATGGTGCAACGGTTTTTGATTTAAACAACGGTCTTTTAAATTCAATAGGTAAAGATTCTGGTATAGTTATCAATCGAGGAGCTTTTGATTTCGTCGATAGGAATGGTCGTGGGGTTGCTGGATATTCTGGATTCTTTCGTGACAATGGCTCGATTTATGGGGGCGGTGTTGGGTCGCATGAAGGCTATGACTTTATTATTTCAACGAAGACTGGGGCAAGGCAAATGTTGCGCTTTACAGACGATAACAGAATGATTGTTTCTGGGGATATGAACATCGTAAGTAACTCTGCAAATTCGGGTGAGTATGTCGGTATTAAATTAAAACGTTACAACCAAGGTGGTGGCTGGTGTACGGCTATTGTTAATTCAAGCGGAACGAGTGGCATTGAGTTCTATGATAACGGGAACGTTCGCTTGTTACACCACAGAACATATTGGGAACCATAATTTTTTAAGAGGATTTTACATGAACACAGCAGACAAAGTTATCAATGACCTAGCAATTCAACTCGCAAACAAAGTGATTGAATGCGCAAATTACAAGGCTTTATATGAAGAAGCGCAAACGCAACTTCAACAATTACAAGCAGAAAAAGAAGCAAAGGAAAAATAATATATGACATTTAAAGTAGTAAATAAATACTTGCAAGAAAGCGGCAGAACATTCGTTGCTATTCGACAAGAAGCACCATATACAGCTTTTGACCGTGTTTTGATTGGCGATCGTGTGAACGACTCAGACGAAGATTTGATTAAGGCAGTTATTGCTCAAGTAACGACTGAATTCAATCCAGCGGAAGGCGTGAAGAAGTTACAAGAAGATTTGCAAACACAAGCTCAAGAATACGAAACAAAGCTAGCTGAGAAAGATGCTAAAATTGCAGAGGTTAAAGCCGTTGCAGATTGGGCAGTATTGGCTCGAGTTACTGATACGGAAAACCCGCTTAATCCGGTTGTGTTTAAGCGTGGACTTGAGCTTGTAGATCTTGGACAAACTGGCAAGACTTACCAACCGCAAGAGATTTTCACGCTTGTGAATCCTGGGCATATTGAGAAGTTCCAGGAAGGGCAAAGGGTCATGATTCAGGTGAATGAAGCATTCACTTATCAAGGTCAAACGCTTGAAGAACTTGCAAGTCTTGAACAAAACGGCAAGCTAGGAATTTGGAAGTGGGAGCCACCGAAGGAGCCAAAGGCAAGCGATGAGCTTGAAACTGAGCCAGTTGCACGATAGAAAGGGGATATATGCAAATCGAATTTTTCAATTTTTTTCGTAGCGTCATCCAGACCGAAGACGGACTGGTCTTGTACGCTCTAGCTTTGATTGTCTCAATGGAAATTATTGATTTTTTAACCGGAACAATTGCTGCTATCGCAAACCCTGACATCGAGTACAAGAGCAAAATCGGCATCAACGGACTCCTTCGTAAGATTTTAGGAGTCCTCTTGCTAATGATCCTTATCCCAATGTCTGTTCTACTTCCTGAGAAGACAGGCTTCGCATTCTTGTACTCGATTTATCTCGGGTACATTGCATTTACATTTCAATCCCTCATTGAAAATTACCGCAAACTAAAAGGAAATATCACTCTTTTTCAGCCGATTTTAAAAGCGTTTCAGCGATTACTTGAAAAAGATGACGACAAAAACAAAGGAGAATAACACATGATTAACTGGAAAGTACGTTTTAACTTAAAAAACAAAACATTTTTATTGCGAGTAGCATTTGCACTAGCTTTGCCAATTCTCGCATATTTCAATCTTAAACTGGAGGATTTGGTTAGTTGGGGAGTCATTTTAGACTTGCTTGGCAAATTCTTTGCGAACCCTTATCTTGTTGGGTTGACGATTGTAAATATTTTAAATATCATTCCAGATCCAACAACTGCAGGAATTTCTGATAGCAAACGTGCTCTTGACTATCAAGAACCAAGCGAAGATTAGGAGAAAACAATGAAGAAAAACGACTTATTCATCGATGTATCT